ATCAGTCATTCCTTTATCTCCACGTCTTGTATAGTATTTCATTTTAAATTAATTATACTATTTAAAAATCAAAAATAAATTTTAAGGAAAAAATATCTAATCTCAAGAGGTTAGATATAAAACAAGTTAGTCAGTTTGACATTTTGTATCATAAATGTAGTTAATAATATTCCATATAATTATTTTTTGATTATTTTTTAATCAAACCAATCCAATGGCATTTGTAATTGATAATAATTATATAACCAGTCAAGTTATATCACTCAGATTAATGAATCAAACTGTTATCATTGATTGTTCATCTAAATTTTATATAAATGTTTTGAACATTGAAGGTATTTGCGATATGGTTCTTAAATCAGCGACAGATGACTCTATGATAAACCAGCTTGACATTGAAAAAGGTGATATTATATGTGAGCCCACTTTCCATGCCAAAATAAATAATATGTCCATTCAGCAAATGTTCATCCATCAATTAGATTGTTGTAGAGTAAGCTCGCTATTTATAGGTGAGGCCAAGGATGATATAAAAATAGATAATCAATATATGACCGAATATATTTGTAAATCAATTCATCATAGCACGCTGATTAACCCTGTAAATACAAAGATAATTGAGGCTATGTTTTTGACAGTTAAATCCGATTCATATTTGCTTACCCATACACTTGTAGCAGATGATATAGAAGATTGTTTATATTTATTTAGAGGTCTGAAGTGCTTAATAACTAATAGTGTGGTTGATATTGATTATAAAATAGATCATATTACACTCTACTATGAAGAGAATTCAAAACTTGAATTGGAAAGATGTAAAGTAATTGAAATAATTATTGAGAATCTAAATGAAATTAAAAAATTACAACTTGATAAGATTCGCTGCAATGAGATGACTATTAAATATAGCAATGACAAATCGATAGAAATAGGTGCTTTGATAAATCAACTATTTGAATATATACCTAATGCAAAGATTCTAAAAATAAATAATAATGGAAAGGTAATCAGCCTTCCACAGTGTTATTTTATACATCTTTCAAAAACTAAACGAAGCAATGCTAAAAGCGCTATCCAAAATTAATTTTGGATAATTTTAAATTTCGATAATCTTAATTTTTTATATAATTTGATTTATATGATATCAAAAATTAAAATAGTTATAATCTTAGATTATGTCGATGGAGATTGAATATAACCAATATTATACTGTTTTTCATGTTTATGAATCACCATTTGTATTTGATGATTTTATATACGAGTGTGTGAGAGGTAATGTAAAGATAGTTAATCATTTACATCATGATACTCAACTAGAAGTTATTATTGATTGTAAACAACAGATTGAGATTGATAGATTTGTTTTACCTTCAGGTAGAAGAAGATCCACAACCAACGGAAAATCCTGTCATGTTATATTGCGTAGTGCAACAGTTGATTCAGAGATTGAGTATATTTATATTGGAGTAGGTGAGATATCATCATTTTTGCATTTTAATGCAAGAATTTATCGAATCTCTATGGGGGTTAGAGTTAACGATCCAATTAGATTGCATAATTCTACTAATATTAATCATATTTGGATAAGAAGTACTAAAATAACCAATAATTACATTCAATTTAATATAAATAATGAACATATTAGGTATCTAAGATGTTATTGCGATGATACAAGTGGAGAAATCAATTATACCAATTGTTATAATTTATGGGAATATGAATTATATAATAGCAACATAAAAATAAATATTTATTCAGATAAAGATTATGTGTTTGGTAGTCTAACAGTCAATAGAAATGTTAATTTATATGGCGATTTCAAGATAAATCAATGTGAAACTCTTAGGTATTTAAGTAAGCAAGAACTTAAACTAGAAAGATTTCCAGATTTAGAATGTTTGATAATAGATAATAAATCAGTTATATCACCATGTTCGATACGCGAATTAATTATTTCTGGCAATTCAGATGAATTTGATTACGATGTGCTGAGTATAGTTGAATGTAAATTTTTGGAGGTGCGTAGAAAAATACCAAACTTACATCTATTTACCGGAATAATTGAAATTACTGATATATGTCTGATAGAAGAAGACATATTTGATTTTATACCATGTGCTGAAAAAATAATTTTATCAGATACCATATTAGAAGGTGATTACGAAAATTATCCAGCTTTCAAAGATAAATTACATTATCGCAGCCCAGTTAAAAGTGCTAGATCATAACGAAATAAATTACGATATCAAATCTCAAATTTGAATAATCCTAATTTATGATTATATTTTTTTATATATAAATGATCAAGATAATATCCGCGATGACAGTCGATCTAGTATATGGTGATTATGATCCAACTAATAACAAATACTCAATTCCTTGGTTTAAGTGTAAAGGGCTCCGAACTACTGAAATTAAGTCAGCTGATATGAAGCGATTTGTAAATTATACGCGGAATCAAGTAGTTGTAATGGGTAATAATACTTTCAAATCCATGAATTGTATTCCGCTTAAAAACAGGACAAATATTATATTGACTCGCAATAAATACTTACTTAATTCTGATCCAGCTGGTTATAAATATTATAACAACCTCGATGATGTTTTGAAAGATTATGATGAAATTATTATAATTGGTGGAATTGGAGTGATAGTAGATGTACTTCGAAATTACGGTGATAAAGTATCTGACATATGCTTTGATATATTGGATATAACATTACCAATTGGTAATTACGATTTATTTCCAAAGAATAAGATAGATAATTTGATTAAAAGCAATACAAATTTAGATATTGATAATTGTTATTTTTGTATCGGGTAGATATAAATGGAAGAAACTTGAGAGTGCATCGAAATTTTAATTTTGGATATCATAAATAATACATTTATATTTTTTTAACATTCTAAACATGGAGGAAGATGAAGTTTGTAATCACATCTATAATCCTATAGAAGCATTTGATGATGAGATTGATAAATTCTTCGAGCAGAATAAAACTCACAAACCTGAAACAATATTTGATACCCAGCAAGGTGTAGATGACTATGTGTTTCAGATGCAAAAGTACAACACAGGTAAGAAAGAGATGGATGAAGAGGCTGCTTATGAATATAGAAATCGAAGAGAGCATGCTAAGTCCAAGATCAATCAAGTCATATACGGTGATACACGCCCTGTTGGAATCATGACTGATACTGATAATTTAGTGATGGATAACAAATTCAGAATCGGTGAAGGTGCAGACTCACTGATAATTGATCCTATGAAGAAAGAAGATGGTACATATGTGCGTGATAAAACCCGTAGATTTATTTATGATACAAAAGTAGATAAAGATAGAATTGGATATCAAAGTGCGCCTGTTAGAGATGATCCTCGTAAAAATGCTAACTGGGAAAAGATGGCTCAAATACGTAATCCTAAATTACGCGGCTTGATGTCTGGGCGACGCTATATAGATGAAGAAACACTTGCGACGAACCGTCATAGAATAGGCTATAATGCACTTGTTCATAGAGAAGCTCGTCGATGTACAATTCCAAGTGAAGGAATAATGAAGCGCTGTATTGAAGAAGCGGATGCAACCAAGATGCGGACTAAAAATAGAGTAAAATCTAAAGGTGAAAGAATTATTGGAAAAGTAGAGCATCTACTAGATGATGTAGATGTTGTTCCTCAGATGGACAGAAATAGAGAAAAAAGAGATAAAACAATTAAGCCTAAGCAAGAATGGGATTTAGAATCTGAGCATAAAGATTATGATAAGATTAGTGATAAAAAATGTAAAATGCCTCAAACAAAGCAAGGTATCCAGCCTGTTCATATTCCTAAGAATGATGCTGCTGATTTATTTAAATGTTCACTCCGCATAAACGCTGTTGAAAAATATATCCAAAACAAAGCAAATATAATCAAGCACAAGCCTATTATAATCGATCCTGAAATTTATAATAATACTGATGGAATATTCAAACCTGATAACAAAATGCCTGAATTTGATCGCGAATATGCTGGACCAAATATGAGACCTAAAGACAAGATTGAGACTTATCATATTTCTGATCCAACTAATGTAAATGATGCTCAAACTAAACGATCTAAAATGCATGCCGAAACTAATCTAGTACCAGGGTATAAACCAAAATCCTCTAGGCCTAGGTTTGGGTCTGCTGATTTTGACATCAAACCTGATACTAAACCGAGTGATGAGATTGCTAAAAGCAGGATCAAATATTCTAAAGATAAGATACCAAAGCAGAGGATCCACAAAATAATTCAAAAGGGGGAAACGTGCAGTTATAAGGAAGTTGAGAACAAGCGTAGAAAGCATGAGCCTTTAGATAAATTTAAAATCAGAAAAAAGAAAATGAATTATGCTGATGAAGCAGTTGAAGTTTGTAAAAATACAGATCTTGAATCAAGTACAGTAGCGAGACGCAAACCTAATACTCGTAAAACACGCGATTGTCATACCAAGTTAAACTTGCCGGATGATACTGATGTTTATCAGCTGACAGAAGTGAGAAAGAAGAAGAAAAAAATAACAAACTGAAATTTATTTTTTAAGTATAATTGCGCATATCAAGATCACCGCTAAAATTATAATAATTAAAAATGCAATCAATATTGAGCCTGATACAGTTGATACTAATACAGTTATAAATGTCCATTTATCAATTACTTGTGATAAGAATAATGAAGTACTAACAATTACTCCAATTACTGGAATAATTAACATGAAAATTATCAATAAACATGCAAATACTACAAATAAACTAATAAAGCAGCAAAGTTCATCACCCATATTGAAACTAATAAACCTTCCAATAATTAAATTTGATTTTAGAATTTTTAAAATCAAATTTAATCAAAACTAAACTTGTTTACTTTTGATATGTCCCAATCCAAGGCTGCAATTACCATTACTCCATGCGTTGTTCCGCTTGGTATTTTACCTGCAATTGTATTTGTAATTATTTCTTATCTCGCTGTTTACGAAGTGATTAGTAAATTAGCCTTCTTAATAACCGCTACAATCATAGTTGGGTATTATGTAGTTGGTTCTATTTTGATATGTGTTTTTAGTTGTTGTTGTGCATGCTGCTTAATTGGAGTAGGAGGTGCTGCAGTAGTTGCATCAAGTGTTTAAACATTAATTTACTACATTTTTTTGTAAAAAATAAACCTCACTGAAATTTAAACTTCAATAGTCCTTGGATCTGCTGATTCATAATACACAAATTTTGCAATCAATGCTATGATCAATGGAGTAATTGAGATCATTATTCCTATTAACGAAATTGAAAACATTGCATCACATCTAGATATACCTTCAGCAATTGATAATGGTATAATCAATAACATAGTACTAATCATTGATAAACTGGTGAGAATTGTAAATAATCTAGTTAAGTTTTCAGATTCCATATTTAATTTGATTAAAATATAATTTAATCAAATTTTTAAGCATGGTGAATCCAAGTTATATCAGTAATATACTTTCTATTCTCGAATTACTTCAACCAGGATACAAAACTTATAAACTTCAATCATATCTTCTATCAATTGAGGATAGAAGTATTGAATTCTCAATCTTAATTGATTTCATGATAGAAAAAATAACAATTGTCTATAAGGATATTATATTCAGGATGATGTTTGATATCGATAATGGCATGTTTAACTCGATTAAAATGCTAAACCAACCTGATGATAAAGAACGTGATTCACAATTGTTAAGGTTATTATATCAATATTTGAAAGTAAGAGAAATTAACTTTACTGACTTTCATCTACATTAATTTTTTATCAATATTAATCTCGGATTTATTTATTTGATATATTATAGCAGCCGATGCAGCAAGCATTTCACAAATCGTGATAAAGGAGATTCCAAATTCACCTAGACTAAATAGAGATATTAAAATCATGTTAAAACAAAATGTAAATCCAGTGAAAACAAATACAAACATTGATGAATAAATTATAGCGAGTGTAAATGAAATTAATTCATATTCTTCTACAATATCTGGACATACTAGAGATGAAGTAAATAAAATTCTAATAACTTCGCAATTTAGAATAGCAAATTCTCTAAAAGTGATCATATTTAAATTTATATCTTGTATTTTTAAAATAAAAAATGATTAATATTAACTTTCTATACAATAAAAGATTCTCCTTTTTTCTTTATTAATCCATCAGGTAGAATTCTTATTCCATTAACTGTTCCGTTAGACTGATCTATAAAGCGACCTAATTTAGAATTAATAAATTTCTTATTGAGACTATCAAAATCTTCTTCAATCTTTTTACCTCCATTAAACTCACGATACCACTCTTTATATGCCTTCAATAAAGTGTTGCAAGTAATGAAAGGTTGATATACATAACTGCCCTCAGAATAATAATCTCTGATATCATCTTCAGATACAGACTTGTCTCTGCTTCCACTTAGGTTATATCCATATAGAGAAACAACTTTGGTCATGATAAATTTAGTAATCTTATCTTGAGATGTTCTAAATTCTTCTGTTTCACGTTTGATAGTTTCACAAGGAACATTATCTAAATTACCTTTATATTTCTTTTGGAGCTTCACTCTATAATGAACAAGAATTGAGAACAGTGCATCACATGCTTCTTGATTAACCATTGCTAAATCTTCATAGATTGGATCGGCTAGTAATTCATTATTGGCTGCGTTAGGATTATTTTTTACGAACTTAGTCTTAAACCAATATACCTCCAATCTACGCCATAATCCAAAATCATCATCCTCTACCATCGCTATGTAATTACTATACACATCTATAGTTAATTGTGCTTCAAAATTCTCTACATTTTCAAATAAGGCACGAGCAGTTTTAACACGCTCACTAAGTGTTTTAATTCTTGATCCTTTTAATTTATCAGTTGAATCTGTCTCTGTGATAATTCCTCCTCGTTTACCTTTAGTCTGCATTAATTCAGGATCCGCTGCACCAGGCTTAGGCTTACCGAAGATTAAATTAGATGAGAATTTACCAGCATAATCACCTAGTGCATGTACAGTATTATCTGAAAAAGTAGATTTTGCATTGAATCCACCTGCAACATTTGTTAGGATTTTCATGCTCTTTGCACATGTATCAAGCATGGTTGAAGTTCTATAGAGTTTATAATCACGTGCATCTTTTTCTACAATTATATCTCGAAATACTTTTTTCCATATTTTGACATACTTATTGTTCTTGTTATATGGAATGTATGATGAGTTGGCACACTTGCTGACAAAGTATTTACTATACACGTTGCATAATCTAGGTTGTGGATTTTCAGAATTAAGATCCAAATCAAGCACTCCATTAAGCACGCCTATTACATGGCCATCATTATCAATATGATTTTTAATAGCATTGAATGTACAATTGCTTGCAAGCCTGGTGTTAATATTATTTTGAGTTGGTATATTACCTAGATTATTCTTGATTGTAGTAATTTTCTTAATTAATGAATTTGTATTCTTATCGGATCCATCCTCAGCCAACTCTATCGAGATCTCTTTTAATAAGCCTGCGATATAATCATTGAGAATGTGATTGATTTCATTAGGTTCAAATTCAGTCATGTTCCACTTATATAGTTGTTTATATTCAGGATTGTCATAATGAGTCATGAATTTATACCACTCAAATTTACGAGCAGATACTTGACGAGTTATATAACGACCAAAAATTACATACTTAACTATGTTTCCCCAGTTAGTGTGATTAATAACGCCGTCATTTTCATCTAATGTTTTTCTCAATAAATTTTTCATAAACTGACTATATTCGTTTTCGAATTTATTTTTAACTAGGTTGTTTCCAAAATTATAATAGATCATGACCAACCTGAAATAGTATGATATGTTGATCTTGTCGAATGATTTATCCTCCCAGGCTTTATTAACATCATCTATAGACAATCCATATTCTATTCCATATTTTATAAATACAGGTTTGATCTGGATTTTATTATTAAATGATCTAATCATCAAAATCAATTCATCTTTATTATTTCTAAATTCTTCAGGTAAATATCTACAAATTATATCCAAGCAACGTGCTTCATCATTATTAATTAGTAATTTTTCATATTCAAAGTTATCAAGTTCTGACTCAATTTCATCTCCATCAATGAGAGTAAAATCTTTATTAACCACGGTCTTACTATGAACATTTATAGAAAATATATCAGAGTTATAGAAAGGAATCTCACTTTGAGGTATGATTGTAGTAAAATCTACTAAATTTTTTTCTTCTAGATACTCATCCACAATGTCAAGTGAATACGCTCCATTATATGTCCAAGCAATTTCATTAACATAACTAGAGCATGCTCCAATTTGATTGTACTTAAAATAATCTACGACTACTTTTGACTTTTTACATTTTTTGTTTAGCCTCTCTTGAATCTTCTTTATTATTTTCACCTTGTTATAAAGATTTACAATTACATTTGGAAAATTAATCTTTATAATTAGATTATTATCAGATGCTTTAGTGAAATATACCATATTAATTTTACCCATGTCTTCTTCCATATATTTGGATAAACCCTTTGCAGCGTGTTCAATTATTTTTTTAATTCCACATCTATTTAGATTATTTAGATTCCAGAAATATTCATTAATGATAGCAGAATCTATAACACTAATTTGAATGGATAATCTATGATATTTGGAAGGAATTTCAACAATTGGAATTGGAAATGATCTAATGCTGTTTGGAAGAATTGCCGCATCTCCAATTGCCCCATCTATATAACTGTAAACCATATTTAAATCTGAATCAGGAATATATATTTTATTCATGTTGATTAAGTTTATAAAATTAGGTTCCTCATCATCTACTAGGGTTGCTTTTTTAAGATAATTCATTAGCAATCCATATTTAGAGTTTTTTCTAGTCAATGAATTACATTGATTTCTAGTTCTTTCAATTGCATTTAAATTATCAAAATGACAACTTTTATGCATTTTTATATTATAAATACTTTTTTTAAATCAGAATAAATAATTGTAAAATTTATTAGCGTTGTCTAATCAGGGATTCATCATTGATTGAAGCAAATATGAGGCTGCTATAAAAAAATTATAGATTATTAATTAGTTGATCCAAATCCTTCAGAATTTCTAATAACCTGTTCCACAATTTCATTATCAAATCTTTCATATTTATGAAGAATTAATTGAGCAATTGATGTATTTGCTGATAATCTAAATACCTTTTTACCTTGGTTAATTAAAATAACTTTTATTGTCCCTGTAAAATCACCATCTATTATACCTGCACCCACTTTAATACAAAAATCATCTTTATGATATCTTGATTTTTCTTCCACCTTAGCATAATAACCTAGAGGAAGATTTATTCTTACTCCTGTCTCAATTATTGCCTTATTCCCTGGTTGAATTTCAAATCCTTCAAGACAGTAAAGTTCATATCCTGCTGAATTTGTTGTTTTTCTGACTAATTGAGGATCACTGATTAATGACATTTCAAATTTTAATTAAGATATTGTAATTAAAAATCAAATTTATTAATCAATTATTTTAGGCGTTGTATCTTTTACCTTTCTTTTTCAATTCATTATATTCTTGGAAACTCACCTCTTCTTCTACTTTTTGAATTTCACCGATATAATCAGATTTTTCAAAGAAATTTTTTTCATATTTTTTATAATCTTCAATTGATCTATTATTCAATACGCTCTTCATGTATCTAGCCAATTCACCATCCGGATATTTTTTACTAACATTCATTTTTGATATATTGAACTTTTTCTTCTATTAATAAATTGTTCAACTTGGTAGAATTTTTTTTCATCATAAATTTTTTTAGAAGTGAATACAAAATGTTCAAAAATGCCTAATACTTTATTCACTCTTTCGAGTTTTTTATCCTTGGTTGCAAATGAAGTAGGATTTTGAATAGTAATATACCTTAGCAGTTCTCTAGCACGTGGATTATAAGGCATCATAATATAGATTATTTTGAATATTGTATAATTATAGTTATTACAATATTTACTAGGATTTTGATGTTGAAACTCCGCAGTTATTTCGATAAAAATATCATAAATCATGTTCATTTCATCATTCGTCAATTTAGGCATTTTTAATTCAGGATACATTTTCAGTAGAATGTAATTAGTCTGGGTTTTATAATTTTTTATATTATACAATTTATCATTCCAGGCGATTTTTCCTACTTTTTTCATACAATCCTGGAGAGAATGAGTATAGTGAATACAGTTAGGAATATAAATGCCATTTTTATCCAAATATTCCTTAAATAAAATAATAACTTGATCAGGAAGTGCCTTTTCAACGGAAACTTCACCTAATATTTGCTTCCATTTGTCATCATAATGCTTGCTTATATTCTTTTTATTAGATTTTATCTCTTCCATATTGTCTATATTAGATTTAAATTTATATAGAACTTTTTGGATATTTCCACAATGTTCACATACATATTGAACCCCGTTATATACAAATATTACTCCACAGTCTTTACAAACCTTTCTACTATGTGAATTATAATTTATTACGTTATTTTTATATTCTTTGATCTGCTGCAAGATTAATTTTACATCTCCATTTGTTTTCAGAAGCGGCTTTTCATCTAATATTTTTTTCACTTTTTTATAATATGAGTTTATTAAATCTATCAAATCATAAATTACATGAGCGGCATCATTTGCGAAGTGTAATTTATAATATTCTGACTTGATATTTTTAATAATTTTATCTAGGCTAAGTGATCTAATTTTTAGATTATCTAATTTCTCATGAATTGAATATATGCTGGATACCTTTCTCTTTAGTTCATTTACATTAATGGAAATTTTTTTGGAATCCATTTTTTCATTAATAGTTATTATTTCAAATTATAAAATATGGAAACGTTTGCACCAGATCATGAATTCCTCCAAAAAATTAATTCAATCATCAGATCAGAATCAATGAATGAGGCTGAAAAGAATAAACAATTTAGAGAGTTAGTAAGTGGGCTGAACGAAAGGGAGGCTAAAGGATATGCTGATTTAATTCGTCAACAAATGATGATAGATCCTTCTAGGAAATATAAATGTGATGAAAAAAGTAAAAATAAAATTGTTGCATTTGAATATAGTAATCTTGATCAAGCATTTACACATTCAATTATGTACTTTAATATGTGCTACTTTTTATTACGTAAACTCGATATGTATGAGTCAGATGATGAGAAAGATATTATTAGAAAATTTTTAAGAACCTCACTTGGTGTTGATGATTATAATCACATTGCTGAAATTAAGCGTGAACATTATGATACAGCAGGATCAACCCCTGTAATCCCGGATATGTGTCATGAAGTAGTAGAAAAGATTAGGCCTAGTTATGAGCAAATTAATAATTCATTTCGTCATTGTCTTGCATTTTATGATGAATTTTGTATACTATCTAAACATGTATTTGGATACGAGCCAAGCATTCAGACATTAATGTTTATTCATGGTGTATTTAATAATCAGGATGAAGTTGACAATTATAGAATCAAGAATCAAGATAATATTAGTGAAGCACTTTATACAATGCCCGTCGGTGAATTAAAAATCATGGATCCTTATCGAGATCAAACGGCGGGAGTGAATGTTTACGATGCTCAAAATCCTGAATATGAAAAATTATTTAAGAGTAGAAAAGTAGATTTCAATTCGCAAGTTAATAATTTTGCACGCCGAGTTAAAAGAGGTGATAAACTAGTTGACCCTGCTATAAGAGATCAAATTATGAAATATAGATCTGAGATTGAATCACTTGATAAGCAGGCTGAAAAGGCTAAAGAAGAAGAAGAATATAAGAGAATGATCGAGACTAAGAAAGGTCTTCTATCAGAACTTGATAAGTTGGCTGGCAGTATAACGGAAGATGGAGAGCAATTGCTTGATATAACCATTGGTGGTAGAAAAGAATTGGCCCGCGTTACTGAGGCTGAATTAGAAGAATTAAGAAAGCAAAGTGAAGATCCATTAATGACAAATTTAAAAACACCTAAACAATAAAATTTTGATTATTTTTTTATTTAAATCTATTTCTTTCAACATGTCTATCTTCGTTGTCATTGAATATTTTTCATTTAACAACAGTATTTTAAGTTTACACAAACCTAAAATTGAAGAAAATTTTGTTATGATGAGTGAAATAAAAATCTCATCTGATCCTTGTTCAGAGCACGTTTTATCTTATTTCAGATTTGAAACATTGAAAAAGATTCTCCAGTATTACCATTTGACAAAGCGGGTTGACACAAACCTATTTAACATGATCAAGTTATTTAATGATAGAAGTGCTTATTTCTCTATCAAAATGTCATCGGATTTACAAGTGGTCTATAAAACAGGTGCATTTGACTATGAAAATTGGGACAGTTTGACTCCATATTTTGTAGTCAATGATAAAGGTGTGGACTACAATTCGTTTATTAGGAAATATTGCAGATTTAAACAAGATGTATCAGGAAATGCTATCATGCCATGATTAATAAAAATATTTTTTATGTAAAATGCCTTGGAATTTATACCCTATTGATAATATAGAAACATATGGGTGTGAGATAACTATTAAGAATTTCTTTGATCCATACAAAGGTAAATTGAGTGATGATCCTTGGAGTAGAGATGTGCGGCTAACCATGGATGAAGATTGATAACATAGCAGGAAATACATTTCCTTATCTTTATATCGAACCGACTATATTAGCCAAATAAAGTCTAATAATTATCATGAATATGTAAATGAATCAGGCTATTTCAAATTTATGAAAATAGGATAGATAAATAAAGTATGCAAAATTGTAATTTAACTCACAATGTTTATGAAGAAATTATGGATCTTGAAAATGAGATTATAACACGACAAAAGAAAAAGGCTAGTTTACAAGATTACATAGGGATGGTTCAACTTTATACAATCTATGCTGGTTATAATCATGAATTTACAAAACGAATAGAGCATGCTAAAAAAGCAGTTGTAGAACATGGGTGTGATAAACTAATCACTGTTGAAGCAAATGATAAAAAATATCATATTATATTTGACTTTTTAGAAGATTATAGCTTAGGTGAATATCACACCGTGGATGAACTTTATAATATTATACCACCATCAATAAAGGATAAAATTCGTGATTCACTTCAAGAATTAGAAAAGATTTTGATGGATAATGTACTTATTATGTATGAAAAATTAGGAAGAGGTGAAAAAAATGCATATATTGAATTGCGTAGGATAATCAAAAGTAAGAAAAAATCATATCTTTATTACTATGGAAGCAAAGAATTGAAGAAAAAATCAATGGGATTCATCGTGATTGAAGAGAGTGAATAGAATAAATTTGATTTTTTTATCATCCAAAATTAATTTTGGATATTTTAAATTTAAGTTGTTAATATGATATACACTTTTGTAGGAGGATTATTAATTCATGAAAGCGTAATAAGATTTAACAATATCAAGATTGCTGATAATGGGAAAAAATTTATCGTGACCACTGATAAAAATGAATCTTATATGTTTTCCAATACTGGAGATGGTGTTCGTGTACAGCAAATAGATAATGCTACTTGGAAGAAGAAAGAAATATTCTATTCTCATGCTGATAATAAAGATTTTGACAAATTAAAATACTTCTTGATAAAAATATCTGAAGATAATTGTTTAACTGAGGAATTATTTATTCAATATGACACAGTAAATTGTCTATTTGATGATGTTATGTTATTTATTTACATCAGAGCATTTGATGAAGTAATAAAAATTGATCCAGAAAACAATGATTGGGTTCCTTGTTTACAAAATTTAAACTTTCCATTTAATTGGTTATTCAATAAAAGAGGGAAGTTCTATAAGCAATATATTGGAGATTCAAAGACTATAGAATATGTAAACAAACTGATAAAATTTATATGTGATGATGCAGAATTTCCTGAAATATATAGATGTCAATCTAAATCAACATCATAATATATTAATTTGATTTTTTATTACTGAAATTTTAAATTTCAGTTTGTTAATATGATCAAGATCAGTCATATTACAATTAAAAAAAGAACTATGCGGGTGGATAAACAAGAAAATCCAGATATGTTTTGTGAATTTGATAACGGTGAAGAGAGAAAATCTTTATATTTAAATTATGGTATGATTTCCACAATTATGTATGATTATGTACCAATTAATGATAGAGAATATTATGTTTTCAATAGTAGTTATAGTGAAAATTTCTATATAATTAGGGATATAACGAAGCTTTATTTTGAGCAAGGTTATGTAAATGAAAAAATATATCGCATGATTGAAGATATAAATTGTGAAGATTTTTATTTTACCTTGTCAAGAATGAGTGTAGGTGGATATGAAGATTGGAATAAAATAGATTTAGAGAGTCTAGGTGATGTAAATGATCTTCAGGTTAATTACACTTATGATGCTTTTTATAAGTTCTTGGAAGGAAGTATATTTCCATCCACTGAGAGTATATATAATAAATATAAAAGAGCATTATAATTTTTTTCACTTAAATTTAACCATCTATAAAAGAGTGATGCTTTTTAAATTCTTGAATCTAACCGGCAAGACTATATCTCTCAGAAATGCAAAGACAAATAAGAGTAAGGAATTGATAGGAACTGAAGGAGTTCAATTATTTGACTGCTCTCAATTTGATGATGATCACCATGAATTTAACTGCCTCAGTAGATATTTAGTAATTCAAGCAATCAATGGAAGCGTGATTAATGAGCCAGTGTGGGCATGTATAATTCCTATTCCTACTCCAACTGCGAATATCCAGATTCTATATGCTACCATTGGATACAGTGCTAACAAATCCTCCGTAATTGCTAATTATTCATGTCTTGATCCAACTCCCCAAACATTGTTCCCAAATACAGAGATTGAAGTAAGTGATGAATATATTAAGTTTAAATCACTTTTCATAGGACTCGGTCAATATGTAGTTGATCCAACTGGGAGGGTAAGCGATATAAAGGAGGATGTTTATTTAACCATCGATAAACCTGAAACATTACTCGGAAAGATATTTGAGGATGATGAGATAGGAATAGATATAAATAAAGAAGAAAATGAAGAAGCAGAAAAAGAACCTAAGACAGCAACAATTATCAAGGTTGAAGATATTGATAAATTCATGGATGCACAACCACTTTTGTCAACCTCAGAGACATTTCAACTAGGCATAATTGTATTGGCGATTATCGTAATCTGCGTATGTATATTTATCTTGGTCCTATCTGAATTGAGAACTCACCTAAATGAGATAAAGAATAGCAAGAATATAATTTAATTATTTTAATATTTTGATGTAATTAAACATGCCTCGAGTACAGAACCCTGAATTTGAAAAGAATCGAATTAAGGTAAATGAATTAATGAAAAAAGAAACCCCTAAATTCCATAAATTATTGGGAAGAACTTCTCTCACCAGAACAGAAAAGTCATATATTCTAAAAAGATGCTGGGCAATTGTAAAAACAGGATCAGGTGATAAATTTCCTATTGACAAAGCGGCTATAAAAAAATATGAAAATACATTTAAAAATGAAATAGCATCACGGGATAAAAAAAAGGAAAAAAGAAAAAAGCAAAAAGAAGAAAAGAAACAAAAACTTAAAGAAGATTTAAAAAATGCAATCAAAAAATTAAAAAACGCAAAGAATGAAAAAGAGGAAAAAACTGCCGAAAAAAGAATTAAAAGAATAGAGCAAGATCTTGAGAAATTAAAAAAGAAAAAGAAAAAGTAAATTTTATTTCATATTCAAATGTTTATAAATAATCGATGTGTAATCCAGTGTGAATCACCTACTTTTTTGAAAATAATTGGTATCTCCATTATCTCCATTTATAAAGAAGTAATTATAGATAATGAAAATTATGATCTTTCCATGGATAAAGAGAATATTTTGGAGTTGATTATTAATTTACTGCGTGATCATGAACCTCAATGTGATAATATATATCTATATAAAATGTTAATTGAAGAATTTCAATCTGACTGTATCTGCGAGACATCCATTAAAAAGACAATCATCGCATATCATAATAATGAATCGCTTATGAAAACTATTCAGTTCTGTAAAATGCTAATATTAACTCATTTTGATAGATATAAAGAGGTGGCTCAAATATTTAAAGAGCAAACCTCATTAGTAGAAGATGGTAATAATAAAAATAATAATTACATATTTACAAATTTAAGTATGAAAAAGTTTTTACATTATAGAAATTCTTTAGATTTAGATACAATTAATTTTATAATATGTAGAACCTCTGATAGGCTATTTGAAGTTAACTTAATTAACAAAAAATATAAATTTCTAGAAGACTATAATGATTTACTTGTTGATGATTATGAATTAATAAATCCACATAAAGTATTAGTAAAGGATAAAGAAGATGCCATAAAGATATGTTCAAATTATGAAGACAATATTGAAGTTAATAAATCTTATAAAAAATATTATATTGGTATTTTTACATGTGTTTTATGTGCGTCAATTGGTGGAATAATATATCAAAGTAAATTTTAAATATAATCTATTCAGAACTAGATTCTTCATAGATATCTTCTTCCATTATATCATGATCTTCATATGAAAGAGAGCCTTCATCTTCGCTATAATTATTTTTCATAAATGTAGTTATAAGAGGAAAGCCGAGCACTTTAATAAAATTATAAATTGATGATAAATCCTTACTGATTACTCCATTAAATTTTTTAGCAATTGCAACTGAGTCTCTTCTCAACTCGGAGATTCTAAGATTGACTTCTTTATCATAACCTTTTAAGTTAGGCAAAGTTAATTTATATATCTTCCTTTCTCCATTAAATATCATAGGAACAAATTTTGCAACAAAAAGTATAAATTCACGCATGTTGAATGCTAATGTATTTTGATCATATTCTTGTTGCATCAGTTGATTGATTTCAAGAGCATAATTTATATCTTTTCTTACTCTTTTTTTATCATAATTAATTTGCTTGATACCCAATTCCTTAGACCCCGTTTCAATATCATGTATATTGAGCAGGATCGCTCCGTGATTTTTATTTATTGTAGGCTGTTTTTTATGGGTAGATACAACAGGAGCAGAATCACTATCATCTACTTCTTCAATTTCATCTATATCTCCTAGTAAATCCACTGAATCTTCATCATTGTCATCCTCAGATTCGTCAACTGGATTTAATCCTACTGATTTTTCACCAGATTCTTCTACTTCTTCTACTTCTTCGTCTTCTATATCTTGAAAGAAATTTCTAAGAACAGTTTGATTAGTTATCAACGATCCATCATCAGAAATATCTAACTTGCTTTTAATTTCTTCTTCCGGTTTTACATTTTCTTCATTTAGAAATACATCAATCCCTTTATCAATATGTTCCATTTTGAACTATTTTACTTTATAGATTTATAATTTTAAAATTCAATTAAACAGTATATGCTGAATAAGTAGTAATAACACGGAAATCCATGGTTCCGGCAAGTCCACCTGTAATGTTATCTGATGCTAACAAATCAATAACTAGATCAGTTCCGGTGATTGATGCTTCGGTAGCGGCACCTACAGTAATTGCAGAAGAATAATAGAAATCAAATCCAAATTTAGTAACGCTGTAAGATACACCGTCGCTTAAAACTACATATCTACCTTCACTTACAACGCTACCTGTGCTTGATGAGTCTGAATCACGACCAATGACTTTAACATTTACAAAATATGAAGTATTTAAATCGAGTGGAATGAGCGTTACGGTAGTTGCAGCACCTTGTCCATTTACAACTACTGCATCTGCTTGAGTCATTCTAACTTGTTCAAATGTATCAGATCCGGATGTACCGACTAAAGTAGATCCTGATGAAAGTAAACTACCATTTGGAAAGGACATCGCGAATGATCCTGAAAGTGGATTAGTAAATGCATTTAATCCTGATCCAAGCGTAACTGAATTTGCTTGTGATGAAACGACACCTGCTCCAACTGTAAGTGAGTCAGTTGCTTGAGAATCACCACCAAGTAAATCAATCGCTGGTGAATCGGTGGTTGCAACTGCGTTTTTAACAGTCATGAATTTACCTGTTCCTGCTGAGTCAGCAATATCAAAAACTGGATCAAGGAAAGTAGGATCATCTCTAATTTTAAGACCTGCTCCAGTTGTATCAAGTTGAATTTGAGGGTCAACTGCTCCTGAATTATCATAGGCAGTTTGAAGAGTAGTCATAACTGGGGCTAATCCTGCTTCACTAACTCCACCCACAATATACCAATCATCAGCCTCATTTACGGAGGCATTAAGTATAACTGCGATTCCTGGATCAAGAGTAGTAATTAATGTAGTTGCATCATTAACAATTCTAAATGAGTTAGTTGCACTTATATTTTTAATCCAGACAGAATAACCATGTCTGACCGCTGTTCCTGCTAATGCACCCGCTTCACTAATTGCGGGAAGTTGAACATCTAATGGACCAACTACAGTTGGATTCAAAAAGTATCTATTTGCACCTGCTTCAAATGAGAAGAGTGTTGAATTGACAGCAAAGTTTGCATCATATGATACACCTAGTTGCCCACCTTTAACATCGAGATTCGCTCCAATTCGTTCAAAGGTTTTAAGTGGAAGCGGATTTGATAATGCCATTTTTTAATTGGTCAAAATAAAAATTTAATTTAAATCTTAATTGGTTCATGAGGATGATCTTCATCAATATAATCTCGTAAATCAATTTGGTCTTCATAATTATTTTCTCCTTTTTTAATTTCGGAGATTATATCATTTACAATCGATTGGGGAATTTTATCAGGAAGCACTCTTTCCAACTTACCTGACATTCCTCTATCAGCGATAGTTTGACTTCTAATCTTCGAGTTTTCTCTAAGTTTATGAATATCTATATCATCTTTTACTGAATCACTTCGAGTATCAATATAAGAATCTAGGAATTCGTCGGCTTCATCAGCATTGAATATAGTTTTTTCAACTGCATCAAGAAGTTGATTCATGATTAATATTTCCTTCTCTTTAGATTCTTTTGCATTTTTCATAAATTTTCTAAAATCAGCAATTGATAATTTTTCAGGTACATTTATATCCCGCACATTGAATGAATTTTTTTGTATAAATTTATCAAGATTAATAAAACTCATATTGTTTAAATTATTATTTTATTTTTATAATTCAAAATGAACCGCGTAAAAAATTGGGAGGAATCTTTAATACCTGAAAAGTTTAAATATGCACATGTTAATGTTTATTATACTAGATGTGTGGATACTAAGAAAAAATGGCAAATCAAGTTAGATCGCTGGTATAACATGACTGAATTTTACATCGCATTCGCAACAACGACTATGAGAAATAATCCTAGTTTAAATAACAGGCCTGTTAATGCCAAAACAGTTATTAATAGAATCGGGACAATAATTAACTATGACAGTTCTTATAATCAAATCTTGTTAATCCCTAAAAATTGTACAGAGGATGAAGTTATTGGTAAGTTCCTTGCCTTCAATAAGCACATTAATGATCTAATCTCCGTTCGCGAAACAGTTCCTAATTTTGGTGCAGAATTAAGTGAACTATTTAACAGTTATAAAGAAGCCCTTGATAAAACAGTTTGTTATTCAGTGAGTAAGAATTCATTTGCGGTTTACAGTGGTGAAACAATTGCTGTTGATCCAGGTACAAACAAGTTAGTTAATACATTACTTAACTTAGGATCAACAGGAATGAATATAACAGGTGGCAGGGATCCTAAATTATTTAACGGTGTTTCATCATTCATGGTAGATGATAAAACAACTAAGACTGATGGTATGATAATTCTATATGATGGATTTTTAATCACCAAAGTATCTGATCGAGTAATTGAAACTAGAGCAATGAAAGATACCGCAAGTGGTACCCATTATATCGAAGGAAATTACACAATGTGGGTTTTAAGCGGCAATACATACGTCCGCAATATGTGTATAAATATGAAGAATGGATTATTTCAAGCTGATGAAAATACAACATTCAATTCCAAATTCTTAGGCCAACATATCCGAGATGCAAAAAAATATAATGGAGCTTTATTTAAAATAAACTAATTAAATTTAATTATGATATTCAAAATTAATTATGATATTCAAAATTAATTATGATATTCAAAATTAATTTTGAATGGCACTCTTTTTACGATTCCATGTTTTATCTCGATATTCAGTTAATTTTTTATCATCAGTATCTGGCATACCTAATTGCTTATATAGATATAGAAACGACTCAGAATAATCATCCAACGTTCTTATATACATATTGATACATCTTATATATAAGGCTTCATTAATAACCTCATCAGAAATTAATTTATCTATATAATCAAAATTACTATCATCATTGTTTAAGATATCACCTAATAAAAGTCTCATGGTTTGATCTGAATTTATATTTATCTTATTCCAACTAAATTCGTAAATCCATTTATAATTTTTATGCATATCCTCTAAAATCACAGATCTTATTAAAATATTTATTTTTCCTTCAACTATATTATTAATTAATTCATGAAATAGATATTTGTCATTTATATATATATATCATCTATTATACTCCATATAGTAAGTCCATTTCCGGAGTTAATATTAGAAACCAATGAATTAAACAGATAATTAGGAATTGACATATCACACTTAAGTAATAAAAAATCAAATTTTAAAATCCAAAATTAATTTTGGATTGGTCCTTTCTTAGTATTCCATATTTTGTCTCGATAATCTAGTAATGTTTTATTCTCTACGTCAGGCATTCCTAGTTGTTTATAGAGATATAGAAATGTTTCATTAAAGTTTATATCATTCGCAAAATAATTAATATAGTAAACAAATTGTTCAATTCCAATAATCTCTCCTTCTATTATTTTATCTACAAGTTTGTAGTTAGGCTCTTCACACTTATTTATAGTAATTTTAAACAAATCACACATCCATGAAAAAGACTTTGGTATTCCTTTCCAACTGAATTCATATATCCATTTATATTCATTTATATCTATTAATATATGTTTTAATAAACAACCTATTTTTTCATCATTCATCAGATTCATTAGTTTATAAAATGATTCTTTGTCATTCTTATATATATCGTTAATTATATTACACATATTTAAACACCCGTAATTAATATTAGAAACTATCGAGTTAAGTAAATAATTAGGAAGAGGCATCTTAATTTAAAATTAAAATATTTCAAAATCAAATTAAAGTATTTAAATCTTAGATGATGCCGGTGAGTACCCATTCATGATTAATACCAAGTGTTGATTAGTTGGAACGCCATCCTTAAATAGTTTGGTCTTGGCTTTCTTCATTTGGCCTAGTCGAGCATTTAAGAATTTCTCTCGGAGTGAATCATAATCATTGCCAGCTGGGTTAGATTTCTTAGCGGGTATAAATGCTAACTTTCGAGATGAACCTTTTGCAACCTTGTATACTTCTAGAAATCCTTTATCAGACTTAGTTGATTTTTTCTTACCTCGACTTACCAATGATAAATTACGTTCTTCTGCTAATTTTTCATACTTCTTGATCTTGGACAAGGGTAAATATGGATATTTAGGTTTCTTAGATTTATTTTTCTTCATCCAATCTCCAAATATTTTTATAACAGCCTTTATATCGTCATTCTTGTTCTTTATATTCTTTGCTGATAAATAATTGATCGATTTGATATCTTTTTTATCGTTGCCTTTGCAGTTTTAGCATCTTTAAATCCAAGCCCTTTAATAGTTGTCCCGGGATTATCATCTGAATAAAGGGTCATATCGAAATTTTAAATAATTTGAAATTTAAATTATTCAATATAAATTACGCATTTCGATATGACATTTCCACATGGTGAGTTGGTATATTTACATCAAGAATTAGTAAACAAGGCTTATAGCGAGCCTAAGTATTATATAGTGCTAGGGATGATAAATGATTTTATTAATACATTTCTAGGATACAGAGTAGAAGATTTAAATGATACCAACTATGCACTTACAAAGATACAATTTATTTACATGATAAGTCCCGATTCATTGAAGAATAAAAAATTAAATGATGGAATAAGGCTTCTTAAAATAGCAAATGGTGAAGCACTCGAAATAACTAACCCAATTGAAGAAGTATTAGTTAACGTGATGCACTTTTAGTGAATAACATCTTGTGTTTATAATCCATCAATTTTTTATATTTGTCAATGTTAGATTTTACAGCCAATTCATTTAGCA